GCTTTGCACTGTTCTAAGTAACTCTTGAGCCATCATGACTCGTTGAGACATAGAGAAAGTATTTGGATCTGAGATTGGTAAGACGTCTACACGCTCATCGAAGTCCACAGCTTTGATGGTTTGATTACCATTGGCTGTGTTGTACGGATAAGCTGGTGGCAAGTATTCAGCAAAAACCTTAGATAAGATTTCAAACTCAATCCTTTGTGATGCATGCAATCTTTTGTGAATTGCAGACATAACTCTTGTGCCACGCTCAAGTAGAGCAACCGTTGTACCGACTGGCGCATTTTGATTCGCATCACCGATTTGCATATCAGCAATAGATGCGAAACGCCGACCACTATCAACAAGGATTCCCAGGAGAGAGAGGAGAGTTTGAGAAGGTTCCTTGAACGGTAACGGTACAAAGGCGTCTCGCAAACTTCCACCCGGAGCGTCCATGTCTCTGAACTCACCTGGTTGTAAAGGTTGATCGTCATTGCGAATACGAATTCCACGAGCCTTAAAGCCAGCTGGTAAATTAGATAAAGTACCAGCGTCAATAAGCTGACGCAGAATAGAAGTCGAGGCTTTTGACAAGCCTCCGATCATGTGGGTTAAACCAAAGCCATAGAATCCTAGACCTGGTAAAAATTTGTAATGCACAAAGTAATTGATGCGTTCTTTTAACGGATCATTCTCTTTGTAGTTTCTTCTAATGGACAATACTTTGCCATTAGCCATGGTGACGATGTATGGCAACTTGATGCCAGTCTCTTCACCTTCAGCATTCATATCCTCAAAGCCCGGTATGTCTAACTCGACATGGGACTCAAAGACTTGACAGGTGTCATCGTCTGAATAGCTAGGCTCAACGCCCTGTAACTTATCGATCTCTTCTTGGATCTCGTCAGTTTCATCTGGGTTGACTGTGCCATAGTTTAGATCTACATCACGATAAAAACCGATTTGTTGCAGCTTGCGTATTTCATTCATGGACATGTTAATCACATGAGTGATTCTTGTCGCACTGTGCAAGTCAGTTGCTCCGTAAGGAACAATTAAGTCTTCACTTGGAATGAACTTAGAAACTGCTCTGCCTAAGTTTTGATCGTAATATACTTTTCTAAAAGCTGAACCACTGAGTGGTAGATAGAACAACATTTGATCTGTCTCAGAGTCATACTCACGCATGACTTGCATCAACTGATAGTTCATAAACTCTTGAACGCGTGATGCTTGTTGTTCTGTTTCAGGTGTGGCCATACCAACCACCTGTGTCTTAACTGGACCTTGAGAAGGTAACAGCTCATTGTACGCTTGAGCTTGGAACTGAGTGACTGACTCAGCAAGGAGTGGGTGCATGACACCAGAAGCTCCTTCAAAAGGCTGAGTTCTTTCTTCGTAGTTCATACCAAGATACTCTAGACCTTCACGATAAGTTTTCTCCCACTCGCTGCGTGACTCTTTGTCAGCATCGATGTTGGCCATCAAATCATTTTTGACTGAGTTTAAATCTCCATCATCAATGATTTCAGCAAGGTTAGCGTAGAAGTCTGTTTCTTCTACAAGAGGAGTTGGCATACCAAAAGCAATGCTACCATCATCTAGTTGCTCAAAGTCATCGAACTCAGGTTGATCTTCTTGAATATCAACTTCAAGCTCCATGCCTTTAGATCTATCACGAACTTTAAGGTCTATTTGATCTTCAATGCTGATTGCTTTTTCTACTGCCATTTATTTTCCTGTAAATGCTTTACCGTGTCCCTTGATGGCAATGCCACCGCCAGCCATTTTCTTAACAGGTTTCAATGGTGGAAACTTTTCGTCAAGTGCTTTTTGAATATCTGGATCGTCAGATTTTATTTTAATCTTGCCTGTTCTAATTCTATCAGCTGTTTTCTTTGAAACATCCTTCATCGAATCTATGAACTTTTTCTTTTTGGACATGGTGTTTTTAGTTAACCGTTTCTTGCATCATGCGTCTGCGATTAGCAGCGCCAGCAACACAACCACCATCTTTGTATTTCATAGCAGAGCCACCGTTTTTAAAACCCGGGCCTTTTTTTACTTTTTTCTTTCCAATGTTATTTGGTTCTATTGGTGTTGCCATCAATGGTTTTTTTGCTTGTGAACTTTTCTTCGCAGCTGGAGCTGAGGTTTTCATCATTCCACCTGAGCCAGTCCTTGTATTTCCTCTTGAAAAACTAGGAATCTTTGGCATGCTTGCTTGTGCTTTCCCAGCTGTTGGCTTTTTAGGCATCTTTGGTGCTAACATATTGCCTGTATTTCTTCTATTTAATTTTCTTAATATTCCCATGATTGTTACCTCTAATAATAAATTCGTTGTCTAGGGATTGGCTCTTCATCATCTTCGTCTGAATCCAATCGCACAAAGTTGCCCTGACGAAATCTTAGTATAGCCTGTGTTGTCGAATCTACAAAGTCATCGTTCTCTCCATAAGGAAAGGCTGCACATTCTTCTATGACTTCTTCTGCAAAGATGGCATCAGGAGCCCACACCATCCCTGCTTCAAATACAGGAGAGGCGCTGTGCACTCTGGTAACTTTGTCCTTCCCTTTAGTGGGTCGGTAATTCACCACAGGTATGCCCATCATTCTCAACTCGTGCGTCAAAGGCGTACCACTTGCTTGAGATTCTACCAAGACAATGTCTGGTTGCCAATAGGTATATTCATCGTAGGCTGTCGCTTTCAGATCCGGGAAGTCCCATCGACCTTTCTTAGCATCAAGCAAGATGATGGACTCAGGCGCTCCATCGCTAGGGCGGAAGACGCCCCAAGTGGTAATTGCGCTGTAATCAGCAGTCTCCTTGGAACTAAAAGCGGTATCGTAAGACTGAAGTATGTAGGAGCAAGGTGGGGGATTGTCTTGCTCCCACATTCGCCACCACTCGCGTTTGAGTAGGGCACCCTCTTCAGAGGTAGGGTTTTGCATGTACTGGGCGTTCCACTTAGCCACAGGCAAGGAAGCTTTGACAGACTCAAGCTCTTCGATCTTCCAGTAGCCTGGCCACAAGGGTTCACCGTTATCTAAAATGGCAGGGAGTTCTAAGACTTCCCATTGGTCTGCATGGTCTTCGCCCATGCGTCTCAAAAGTTTCTCAGTCAAATCCAAAGTCGACCAACGCGTCATGACGATCACAATAATACCGCCGGGCTGTAAACGCTGGCGGGGTCCAGAGGTATACCATTCATAAGCTGACTCAAGGGCAGACGGTGACATGGCATCTTGCTCAGAGTGAGGATCGTCAATGATGAGCAAGTCAGCACCTCGACCTGTGATGGCGCCACCGACTCCAGCAGCAAAGTATTCGCCGCCTTTGTTCGTCTCCCAGCGCCCGGCTGACTTAGAATCAGCAGACAGCTGTACGTTCTCAAAGATCTGCTTGTACTCATTGGTGTCCATCAAGTTACGCACCTTGCGCCCGAACCTTGCCGAGAGTTCGGCGGTGTGAGTCGTTTGCATGATTTTCATATCAGGACGTAGTCCCATGATCCAACTTGGGAAGAACACAGAAGCAAACTCGGACTTGGTATGACGTGGGGGCATGTTAACGATCAGGCGTTTGCACTTGCCTTGAGCTACCGCTTCGAGCTTTTTCGCAAAGAGCTTGTGGTGCTCGCCTTCGATGAAGCCATCCCAAACTTGCTTAACGTAGTGGATAAAGTCTTTCTGAGCTTTGCCGCTGGTTTTAAGTTTCTTGATGCGATCTTGGATGGCCACTATTTCTTTTAGGGCATCATCTGGAACATGGTCTAGTTTCGTGTTTGGTGCAGACATCTCAAAATGTTTTTTTCTGTGTGCAATATAGTACCCCAATAGGGGTCCCAAAAAAAGAGGGGGGGGTGAAATGGATTTTGGGTGTAATTGTTTGTGCTGATAGTTATTTATATACCGACAAAAAAAACGCCACGCCCCTATATGTGGGGGTAGGGGTCGACCAAATCACGCGATCAAAAAATGGCACGCGATCCAATAGAGACCCATAAAGTATGACGCTTTAAAATGTCATACTCATGATGTCGATTTTCTACTAGATCAAATGATCTGACAATGTCAAATTTAATTGTCTTAATCTATGTAATAAATTTGTGTATTGATTGTTTATTAATTAAACTGAACGTAGTTCAGTTGGTATCTAAATAACCAAACGATAGGTAGCTGAATTTTTTGGAGATAAGACTAATGTTAAAACAATTAGATCAAATCAAAAAGCTTCAAGATCAACTTGAAGTATTGGGGGAAGTTCCTGAAGTTAGGGAATTTCTAGAAATAAATAAAATGGTCTCTTCTTTAAGATTAAGTGTTAGGAATGAAATTCTTAATCACTTGATTTCAAAAAAGAATGGATTTGGTGTTAGACAAACGCTTAAACCATTCATTGAAGATAACATCATTGATGCTCACTTATCGAAAGATAAGAAGACATTAAGTGGAGTTCTTAAAGGTGATAAGTCTTTAGCTACTTTCAAGCTAAGTCATAGATCACCATATGAGATCAAAGCATCTTCAATGTTGAAGATAGAGGGGTGGTCATAATGCCTAACCATACTACCAACAATGTTGAAATAGAAACTAATACGGGTTGCTCGAAAGAGCAACTTGCATTACATAGCCTTAGAACCATGCTTTCCATTCATAGTGGGACATTTGATTTTGAGGGAATAATACCAATGCCTAAAGACTTAGCTAAGTCTTTTGATGTTGCTGACCCTTTTGACCATGGCGATGAATGGGAAAATGACATGGGGCATCTTGTCCCAAGTGATCCACTCACTCGCAGAAGATGGAGAGTGCAATATGGCTTTGACAATTGGTATGATTGGCGATTAGCCAATTGGGATACTAAGTGGAATGCTTACAATGTTGATATTGGGACTGATGAGATGAATAGACTCTATGTCTCATTCTTAACTGCATGGTCATGTCCAACTAAAATCTATCTGAAGATAAAAGAGTATTGCGATGAGCATAATCTATCTTTAGATTGGGGTGTAGAATTTGAAGGCGAAGATGAATACTTCGATCTGAAAGAGCAAGACCTCTTCGATGGGAGGTGGCAGTAATGAAAAGCTTTAATCAATTTGTTAAAGAGCTCAAGTCTATGGAGGGACTTGAGCGATTTAATTGGTATGTCCTGAAACCAATAGCACTTATGATCTGCATCCTAGTGGTTGCATTTATGGGAGG